CCTTTTTCTTCCTGGGTGATCTCTTGGTGGAACCTGGATATGTTCTATTCTCCGAGAACACATCACTTCTTACTTTCTTTTTAGGCTGCTTTGGGTTGGCTTTAAGGTTTTTCCTTCTAGGCATAATTCTTGACTACTTAAGCACCGGGCGTCACTCCGTATTTGCAGATACCAACCTGCAAAGTTGCTTGATCATTACTTAGGCGGTGAGCATCTTGTAGAACGCATCGTGGCTCCACAAGAAAGGTTGACCTTGGTGCTGATCGAGGCTACTCTCCAAGTAGCTCTCTAAGGAATTCAAATCAACTTGATCGATTCCATAGAGTTCGCAAAACCATTCTTCGGTTCGCGGGCAGGATTCTATATGGTGAGATAATGCATGCTGATGAGGCTTATATTTAATCTCTTCTTTAGCCATAACATCTATGTTGGTATAGAAATCATACAAAACTCTCGTTACCGGACTGACGCTCAAAGCTGGCAATCCTAACAGGTTTCCTTTCATTCTTTGAAGTTTGGGTTTAAGTCCATTCTTCACTTCACTAATAGTAAAACCACATTTAGTCATGTACCTTCGAACGTCAGGAGTTAAAACATGAATTTCTTGACCAGCCGCATTATGCACAGGCATGAAATAAGCTGAACAATATGATGGAAAACCCAAAGATTTCTTCATCTTCGGATTCAAACCAAATTTCCTGATGGATACTTGCAACTCTGCCATAACTTTGTCAAGTATCTTTTCATCACAACATACCGCCAACAAATTGTCGTCCCCCAATCCCATCATTGCCCAATCATAAATTCTTTCGGTCAACTTCTTACCTTGGTTATATTCCGCGATAGCACAAAAATGTACAAAGAAGTTGATCAAAGTATTACCGATAGACGTGTTCTGGTCACCAGATTTCCTGGTGTACGGAACTTGATAGGAATGAAAACCGGCCAGTCCTTGAGTCATAGCCTGGTGCTTCAATACTTCCATAATGTTCACTTTAAC